GGTCCACAGACTCCTGACTGAACTCCTTACGCTTGACTTCCTCTGTCAGTCGATTATACAGCAGTTCCGTGACTTCTACATCAGCCGTACAGTATTCCACCAACAGGTCAGGAAAAGGACTGTCAAAACACTCACCTTTGTAGGCTTGCTTTCGTCCTGCCAGTTCCTCCCAACGAACAGCATAATCAATCTTCTCTTTCCCGAGAGTCTTTCCCCATGCCTCTAGGCTGTGCCCCTGCTCTCTGCTCGGATCGACTAGCCTTGACACTATTAGAGTATCGTAGCATTGGCTCAAACGAATCTTCGTCTGCCATGTACGATTTAGGATCGGAGCATCGAACGCTAGAATGTTTTGGCCTATGATTAGTGTAGCGTCCTTTAAATACTCCCCGAGGGTCACGGCTTCCTTCCATACCTTAATCTCTTTGCTGTCAATGTCTTTAGTGATTGCCAAGTGTATCGTACGGTGATCCGTCGATGTTTCTATGTCCAACACAAGCCTTTTCATATTTGGCTTTCAATTCCTCGTATTCATGGATCAAACTCTGGTGATTGCGGAGAAGTTCATCGTACTTCCCCTCAAGTTCCCACACCCGAGCAATCAGGTGTTCAATGTCAAGCATCGTCAAGCACTCCATGATCGTACAGCATTTCTGTCAACCTGTCCATGTCTTTGTCGGTCAGTTCAATTTCTTGTCCGTTGTAGCGAACAGAGGTAATGACAATGTACGGAGGCTCGCCCGGATCGTCGCGGGTGGCGGGAAAGCCCTTGTATGCGTCAAACTCAACTTCCAAATCCAAACCCAAGTCAATGCTAATCATAGTGTGTCCTCAACCTCAATCATTCGTCCAGTGTATGTGTCAAACAAAAGATGACACGCAGGGCCAGTATAGCCGTTGTAGCGGTTCTTGGCAACAGAAACTTTAGTCGTGTGCCGTTCAGTGTGTTCCTCTGCCATGCTGTTACGCTCAAGCGTAATCACAGCGTCAGACAACTGAGCAATAGCACCCGAACCACGCAACTGAGACAACGACACTGCCTGCCCATCTTCGTGTCCTGCGTTGCCCGTAGGACGGCGAAGGTGAGACACACAGAACAGCGTAATCCCCAGTTCCTGTACCAGTGTACGCAGTTTAGTCATCAGGTTGTCGATAGCCTTACGCTCATCGTTCAAGTCCTGTCCCGATACCACGATACTGATGTGATCCAGAAACACAACTTTACAATCCAATGCCTTAGCCATGTACCGGATACGATTCAGAACATTGTCAACCTCCAACGATCCGAAGTGATCGAACAGGAACACCCTGCCAGTCCCCAGAGTAGCATCGAAGGCATCTTTAAGTTCTTCGCCTGTCACTGGAGTATCTGGCAAGTGCAGCATCTTGTTAGCGTGAACTGACATGATGCTTCGTGCTGTCTTGCGTACAGACTCTTCCAGGAACATTGCTCCGATCTTCCAATCCGTAGACTTCAGCAGACCGTATAGAATCTCGCGGAGGAATTGGCTCTTGCCCAAGCCTGATCCGGCTGTGACAGTAATCAACTCAGCATCACGGATGCCGTACAGCAGTTTATTCAGTCCTTTCCAGGGATAATGCGCCTTAGCAGGCTGTTCAGGCGTGCTAACAGACTCCCACAAATCAGCCGAGTTAACGATACCGTCCGGTACATAGACTTCTGCCTTCCACCACTCGGAAACAAATTCCTTAGTCGCGCCCGCCATGAGGTAGTCACACGCATCTTTGAACCCCGACAAATGTTTGACAATCTTAGCCTTTGGTCCGAACAGTTCAGCCACTTGGTTAGCAGCCTTGCGTCCCGGCTCATCAGCATCGAAACAGATTACAATGTTTTCAAAACTGTTCAACCACTCAAATTGTGCCTTACAGTCCTTCAGTGCTGCGTTAGCACCGTTGCGGATAGACACAACAGGCCACTGACTCCCGGTAAGTTGGTAAGTAGCAAGGGCATCAAGTTCACCTTCGACCACAGTGATGTACTTGCCGCCTTGGTGAAACAGGTTTTGTCCAAACAGTTTAGCACTTCGGAAATCCCCTTGAATTGCAAACTCTTTATTCTCAACATCCCGCACCTTGTACGCTACCAAATCCCCATCATTGTCATAGTAGGGATAATAATGGTTCGTATCGTCTTGCGTGACGTTGAACTTCTCACAGGTCTGCCGTGTAATGGCACGATCAGGGATGCTTTTAAGCGTGCCCTTAGCCGTCACAGGCTTCTTAGCCTTCTTCGTTACAGTCTCTTGCGTGTCTTCCACGTTAATCCTCGTTGTGTTACAGGCAAAGCAATGTGTGTGTCCATCGTCGTACAGCGCACAGGCGTCTGAACTACCACAGGACTCACAGGCAATATGCTTAACGAACTTTGATTCGGTCAACTTTCTTCTCCACAGGAACCGCTAACAACCAATTAGAACCCAACATTTTAACAGACTTTGCCCACTTCCTCATGTTCGCCCTGTTCAATTCCCTACTAACTTCAGGGTTATTCCACAGGCTGCGGGCCTTTGTCAACAGCGTAGTGTTCATTCTTGAGCCTTTCGCGGAGGGCAACGATAGCCCGCCATTTCCATCGCTTCTGCAATCTCCGGCTTCTGGCACAACCGCGCCAGTGCCACAGTAGGCAAACCCATTTGAATCAACACCTGTGCATCATACCGCATATCGCATGACGCATCCGTCCAAGTAGAACCAACACTAACACCAACACCCATGCCTTGTACCCCACCACTGGTAGACCCCATGCAAGTGCCGTTAGAGGCAGTCAAAGGGGCTGCAACAGCAGAGGCCACCGGGATTCGCGGGGCTTGGTAGGTGACAGTATCGCCCACTACAGAAACATTGGTTGCTTGCTGCGAATTATTCCCTTCGTTCTTCAGGGTGTTTCCACCGGAGGTAGACGAAGACACCGAAGACTGTTGCTGTCCCTGGTTTTGTCCTTGTCCTTGGCGCTGTGCCTGTCCTTGCTCCTGTCCTTGTGAGTTGTTCAGATTGTTACGATTATCCACAGCCGACACGCTAGAAGATGAAAGGCTGTTGTTGTTCGTGTTGGCGTTGCTGTTCGTGTTCGTGCTGTTCAGGCTATTCTGATTAGCATTACCAATGGTGGACACAACACCAGAAGATGCGTTACCCCCGTTGGCAGTGCCTCCAGTGGCATAGCCTCCGGTAGCGGTGGAGTTGCCGCCTGTAGCGTTGCCGCCCATGCCGCCATTGCCCCCGAAAGCAGTGCTACCAGACACAGAGGAACCGCCCACAGCGTTAGCGTTGCCGCCACTGCCGCCAATACCCACACTGCTAGACATGGAATTGCCGCCGTTGCCAATAGCACTAGCGTTGCCGCCAGTGGCATTAGACGTACCTCCTTGTCCTCCCTGCCCGCCCATGCCAACGCCGACACCCACGCCAACAGCGTCAGACGAAGCAGCAGCAGAGGCCACCGGTGAAGCCACAGCAGACGAAGAAGTGCCAGAGGACACAGGGGAAGGCGTCACAGGCTGATTTCCTACACCGTTGCCGCTGTTTCCTTGTCCATTGCCTGCGAAGGCGTTAGCGGAAAGAATTGCCAAAACAATAAAAGACTTTTTCATGATGCCATCCTATAAAGACCAATGTTAGCGAAAGCGTAGCCAATGTAACACACAAACATGGGCGTGTTACCTTTGTATAACTGTTCCAGGGCTACGCCGAGATAAATCAAACCAGTTACAGCGATTAGCCATGCACTCATTCGATAACCTCTGCATCCTTACAAGCCACCCAGTTTTTAGCCTTGTAGTCGTCTTTCTCACGCACCCAGAAAACGTGCTCTTCAGGGTCAAACCAGATTACGTCGAATTTCTCGTTTAGGTGCTTACTGTACCACAAAAGCGCATCATGGCAGCGTCGAACCTCAATCTTCATTACCTTAGACATTTCACCATCTTTCATTACAGAATATCACAACCAAGACAAACCAGACAATCACACCAAAGGTCATTCTATGCCTCTCCCCAATCCGCAAACAGGCCCATAAGGATGAAGCAAGCAAACGCAAAGACCATCCATGCACCACCAAGGGTTACAAAGTAGACAAGCAAGAGCATTGTTATCGTGTTCATTTGTTAGCATCCCATTCGTCCATGATACGCCGAATGTCAGACATAACCCTGGACTGCCCGTATGTGCGGATTAGGTCAACAATGCTGTTAATGGTGCCGTAGTAGTAGGACTCAGCCATAGACGACTCATAATCGCCCATGTCATGCAGACCCTCTCCGTCCCATAGTTCACTAATGCTTTCCTTGATACGCATAATGTCCTCTTATAAGTTACTGTTAAAAGACAATGTTAATAGTTAACTATTAATAGTTACTTATAACATTAGTCTTTAATGTTGTCTTCACTATATAGAACATTGTAAACGTTGTCTTGATCGTTGTCAACCGATTCATCAATGTCCACACAGTTTGCTAGGTCTTCCCTGGTGTTCACAGGCACGTCAGCCATTGTGGACACTTCAGCAAAGCAGCCATTGCACAGGTCCAGATAAGCCCCTGTGATGGCGTGTTTGCGGGTTGATTCGTAGTCGTTAAGGTTTTTATTGCAGCAAACACAACGCATGATTGATTCCTTTGAGTGTGGTTTATTTACAACAGGGCTTCCGGCCACTGTGGGCTGATCTTAACAGGTTTTGAATACTTGACTAATTCTAGGGGTTGTCCTTTGAATGTCGGGAAAGGCCATGATTCTAGCCCTTCCGAACGCTTCAGGCTAGGTAGCCCTTCCCTGACCCATGAAAGCGCCTCCACGGGCTTTCTAGGGGCTTTGTTGGGGCTATTGTTTGGCATGGGTTGTCTTGATTACCTGAAACAGCCCCATCGGTTCACCATTGACGTCTAGGTGATCGTTCCACAGTGCCCACAATTTGCACTGTGTCCGGTCACTGTTGCGATAGGCGACAATGCCACTAGACTTGAAGATAACAGCATACATGATTAAAAACCTCCGGCAAGCAATACACCCAACAGGGCGAAGATGAGCACCAATGCGACAGCATCGATGAAGATGTGACCAAACATAGGCTTTTCCATGGTTTTAACCTCAAAAGCAACCATAAATAACCGTGTCATCGTCAGACCATGCCACCACAGTGTTATCGTTCAGATAGTCTAGCACAGTCTCGCGGATTTCGTCATCGTCTTCACAATCAGACAGGTCAATGTCATAGTTGCGTGCAACATCAAGGAATGAATCCTCGTCGTAGTCGCAGCACAGTGCGATAACGTCCAATTCGATGGGTTCTCCGATGTCCTCAGACAGCTGTTCAAGGTACTCAAACAGTCCCGCAAACCCCTTCCGTGAGAATTGGTTACCTCGGTCCATGCGCTCGAAAGCATTACGGAATTCAAAGAAGGAAATGGTTTTAACGATAGCCATGATGGAATGCTCCAAGTGTTGCCGACGATCGGCGGTTACGGGCAACAGTGCCCACGATAAGGCCCACAGTGTAGGCCCTAGGTGTGGAAACTGTTACGAATTCTGTAGACCGTTCACAACGAAGTATTCTACATCCAACGCGGACGGTAGGTTACCAGACACCGGTAGATTGTCCGGCCCGTAGACCATCCAACCCTTCATTGTTGCACGCAGTGTGAACAGCTTGCCGCTAGGTGCAACAATGACGCAGCCTTCAGCGACATGGCCGCGCATTGTGTGGAAGTTTTCTGATGTGGTTTGCATGGTGTTGGTCCCTTGTTAATTGACGACGATTAGACTGTAACAGACTTTTGGTGTTTGTATACTAGGGGAAACCCTTACTTCAATTCCCACGCTGCGAGAACAGACATTGAACCCTTAACGGCGAAACTGTCCACCAGTTTACCATTGATAACCGTAGTGTTGTGTCCCCGGATTCCGACAATAAACCGTCCCGTGGGGTTCTCTTCAATGAAGCGCGACAGTGTAATTCCTGGTTTTTTCGGCGCATCCCTAAAGTAGCAAATGCTAAGGGACTTTGCAAACTTAGTGCTACCGAACACGCCCACGACAGACAACCCAAATTCCCGGTAAATATCCACGCACAAGCGCCACGGGGTGCCCTTACCATCAGGACGACCGCGCTTCTTCATTTCCTCGTGGATCGGCGTGTAGTCCTTCCCTGTTACGTTTGCAAGCGCACGCACGGCGCAGTTATTACGATCAACCTTAACCCCTTGACCATTGTAGGCCGGAGTAATAAGTTTGAATTGCTTAGGCATGGTTTTGGTCCTCTTGTGTTGCTGTGATGTTGCTAGTATCGGTTGATTTGCTTGAGAGTCTATAGGGATAAACCCTTAGATTTCGTTTGCCAGAAAGTCCCGGAACATTTCAAGGGCTTCCTGCTGTTCGGCTACTTTGCGGTCCTCTGCTGTGTAGTGCTGCGCCGTCTTAATTGCTTCTTTGGTGCGCTGCGTCAGTGCTTGCTGTGCTTCGATCCTCTTGGCTTGCCTATGGTATGTGGTGCTGTGTGTCATTTGCTTGCTCCAGTTGCGTTGTCGATGTAGTGACTGTATCAGGTTTCAATACCTGACGCAAGTGTAGGGTTATTGGTGGTTTCCCTAGTGTCGGTGGAGTCCTGTTCAAGTCCACGTTGTAGGTGTCGCTTTAGGCACCTCCATCGCCTCCCACGTACTGCAAATGCGAATCATTCTCACCTACCGAGGCCACCAGAGTCCAGCAAAGGCCGTGCAAGAACTATGCCAGCCTATGAAGACACCGGGGGAGGGGTGGGCGCTAAGGAGTTTACTTTGGTGTAGCCTCTAGCGCACACAAAAAGGAGAAAATAGACCTAAGAAGACCGAAGAAGACAACAGATAAGAACAGTTGTAAGTAGTTGATTT